TCACAGGACTGCCGGCTTGGTGGGCCACTCGACGCCGTTGACGGGGTCGGTCGTTGTGCTTGGCAGGTCGCGCAGAGCCTGTCTGTAGGTCCGCAGCTCAGGGGGAAGCAGCTCTTCCAACGCCTTGAGTGCCCAGGCATCTGACTCTTGCAGATCCCGGTTGCGTTGGAGTCTGAGCTGTGCCAGCGCCTCCGCACGCACTTCATCTTCGGTACGTCGATCGCACCACATTTTCCCCAGAGGATCCCACTCGTGATGATCCGACGGGCGCGCTGGCTTTGTCACCCATGCCAAGGCTGCACTGTCCCACCAAGCGGGCTCGCTCGGTGGGGGCACGATCAGCAATGCGTTGCCCTCCTGTACGGCGTGCAGCATCGCCTCATAGTTGCTGCCGGTACGGATGCAGACGATTTCACCATTCGCGTCAATTTCAGGGTAGTCCATGTGGCTCACCTCTTCAGGCAGATGATCGAGATCGTCGTGCCCCCCATCACCGACACCCCCTGCGATCCGTTGGATCGTCTCGCGACGACGTACGCAGTCACAGGGCCAACGATTGCCCCGCTCCAGGAGATCGCTGCTGGCACTGACGTCTGCCCGCCAGACCCACCCTGCCCAGTTGCGGGCACAGACTGCGCGACGACCACCCCGTTCACGACCAGGTCCAGGCGCCCGGTCGTAGGCAGGTTGGACGAGTTGGGCTCATTGCCTACAGACAGTCCGCCCACGGCCAGAACCAGCAGCACGCCTGATGCGTTGGCCGATACGGTCGGTGAGTTGACGTTGACCGGGAGCGCGGACGGAATCAGCAGCGACGCCGACTCGGTGATCGAGTTGCCGGCGATGTACGTCGCCGCAGATGCCTCGTTGATTTGCCCGCCGATGTTGACACCGAAAGCAGCGCCGACCGTCGCTCCATCTTCCGGCTTTCCCGCACCGCTCACCGACGACCAGGTCGCCCGTTTGCTCGTCTCTTCGGCGATCCGCATGCCCAGCGCATTGCGCGTGCTGTAGACCACTGCCCACCGGTCGCGGAAAACCGCCGCATCGATCGGCGTCGTGGTCGCCGGGTCGTTCCACGCTGGCACCAGGCTGCCCAGGTATGCAGCCAGCGCCGCTCTGGCGGCCACCGCAGCGTCTCGCTCAGGCACGATGCCCAGCGCATTGGCCTGCGCCAACATCAGTGGCAACCCCTCATCGACTTCCCGCCACGAGATGATCAGCGCCGATTTCTCGGTGCCGGTGAGCATGGAGTCCGCGCCGATCTCGCTGATGCGGCTGAGTGCCTCGTCCAACCCCTGCTTCGTCACCGCAGAGATGCGGTTGCGCAGTGTCTCGCGCGCCAGCCGAGCGGCCAGCCATCGCATCCGCCAGACCGCTGGATCGATCGGCGTCGTGGTCGTCGTGTCGCTCCAGCTCGGCACCAGCCCGACCAGGTAGTTCGCCAGGCTGTTGACCTCGGCGTCGTAGGAGTTGCGCTCGACGACGATGCCGTAGCGGTTGGCCTCGTCGATGAGACCGGGTCGTTCTGAGCTCAGCGCCTGCCATTCCGAAATGGCGAGGGACTTTTCCAGTGGCGTCATCTTCCCGTCGCTGGCCATGTCGTCCAGCTCGCGGGCCACATCCTCGGCCAGCTTGGATCCCACCGGCGAGCCATTGGGGGCGCCCAGCGTGGCATTCAGGTCTCCGACGTACCCGATCTGCCTCGTGCTGGTCGGTGCTCCGGGTGTGTACGGCGGCACTTCCGAGTACTCGCCAGCGATGCGAGCGATTTGCGGATGCAGCATCCAGCCGTAGGAGTTGGTCTCGCCCTCGACGGTATTGCCCTTGACGAAAACCATTCGGATGGTCACCGCGCCCGGAGGTGCCTGGGTCACGATGTCGATGCGCTTCCAGAGATCGAGCGATCTTCCGCCGCGGCCGGCGTCAGCCATCTGCATCCATACCGTTGCACCGCCTGGCAGGCGCTCGCCAGTCGCGGTTCGGTACTCCACGACCAGGCCGCCGATGCACCGATGCGATGCCAACCAGCCGCTCGTGCACGTCCATTCGCCACTCGCCACCGGGATGGGGTCTTCGGTAAACGCACCGCCGAACGTGTCTTGATCGCCGAGGTCAGGCATGCGGCCTGACTGCACGATCGTGATCGCATCACAACCAGGTGGCACCCACGTACCAGACGGATCACGAGTGCGCTCCGTGCCCGCATACGCCAACGGCTGCCCTGCGATCCATGGGGCCAGAACCCAGCCCGCCGTCGACCCGCTCGCGAACTCCGAGTTCGGAATCAGGTTGCCTGACTCTCCACCCCACGGCGTGCGCCCATCGCCCACGACCAGCAGCGAGCCATCGAGCGTCAACCCTGATTCGGTACCCAATGGATTGACGGTTCGCACGGACACATCCAGCGCGCCGGGCGCCATGTTGTCGATGTCCACAGACTGCCCGCTCGTGACGGGCATCGTGGTCCACTGGCCCGCCGACAGCCGCCAGCTCACACGGTAATGCAGCCCCGGCGCCGCCGGCACCCACCCGACCGTCACACGCGAGTACGCCACCCCCGCGACGCGGTACACCGTCTCCCGCAGCGAAAGCGGCCCGATTGCCACCGGCGCGTCCTCGCGCATCCGGCTGACTGGCTTCTCGTCGAACTTCAGGCCCAGCTCGATCCAGTCGTACTTGCCAGGCTGATGGGCGACGCCGACGATGTCGTAGGTGTTCGGCGTCTTGCCCTCGGCCAGCCGGATGCAGCGCCACGAGGTCGGCGCCACCGCTGAGCTTTCGAGCACCCAGACCGACTGCGTGGGTGGCACGACATCCAGCGCCGACGAAAGCGTCACCAGAGTCGTTTTTCCGGCACCGGTGACGACGGGCCGGGAGATCGTGCGCAGGCCCATCACCTGCGTCGTGTCCGGCACCATGACGTGCAGCGTGTAGGACTCACCGCCGCGCAGCTCGACCTCGCGGTCCAGCGTCACCTGCGTGACCGTGGCGGTGCTGACCAGGCCGCCGAGCTGCTCGCCCGTGACATTCGGGTCGGCGATCTGGAACACGCGCCCCATGGGCACAGCCGCGCCGATCGATCCGACCGAGAAGGAAACCGTTTCCCCCTCATGCGCTTCGATGTAGAGGGCCCATTTCGCCAGCCGGAGCGCCTGCCCTCGCGAGGTACACCCGATCGGCGACAGCTCCAGATTCTCGACGCCGTACTTGACGACCAGGTCCGGATCGGAAACGAATTCCGGCTCCAGCTTGTACTGGTTGTCGGGGTTGTTCCACCAGACGATGCAGCCGGACTTCTTCGTGCCGCGGGCACTGCCCTCGTACTTGAACACGCCGTCCACGACATTGGCTGGCACGAACAGGCTGTAGGCGTCGCTCGGCGCATCCTGCTGCACCGAGAAGGCGCTGCCGCCGTAGCTCAAGATGGCGCGGAAGATGGCCGCCATGTCCTGCAGCACCTTGTAGGCCTCGGCGGGGCGCTGCAGGTACAGGTTCGCCGTGAAGCGAGGCTCCATGCCGCCGCGGCCGTCGGGCACGCCGACGAACTGGCCCGCGGCGTTGACCGCATCGCAGTAGCGCCCGATCGCGTAGAGCTGCCACTTGTCGAACTTGGTGATGGTCACGCGGCGGCCGAGGCCGTAGCGGGTGTGGGTCGCCAGGTCGAAGTAGACCCATGCGGGGTTGTTGCTGTACGCCAGCCGGAACTGCCCGTTCCAGGCACCGGTGTAGCTTCTGGTCGTCGGGTTGTAGTTGCTCGGCACCTGGATGATGCGGCCGCGCATGTGATAAGCCCGGGTCGGCACGCGCTGGTGGTGCTCCGCATCGACGCGCAGCGCGGCCAGCGCCGAGTTCGGGTAGCGCAACTTGGCCGTGTTGATCAGCGTGTAGCTGTCGAACCAGGTCTCGTTGCGCAGTGTCACTGACGTCGAATCAGCCGTCAGCCGGCGCAGCCGCACGTCCCACGGCCCGGAGCCGGGCAGGTCGATGACGACCGACGTCTGGTAGCGCGTCGTGGTCTTGCCTTCGACCGTCCTACTCCACCGTTCGACGAACCCGCCGTTGGAGGTCTGGATGTCGATCGCGAATGCGACGCTGCTGCCCAGCAGGTCACCCGACTGGACGGACTGTTGCGACAGCTCGGGGATGCCTACCGTGACCCGCACGCGGTTGGCGACCCCAGCAGGGATCGACCGCACGACGGGGATGCCCACGCGAGCCCGGATGCCGACAGCCACTTCGCTCTGGGCCGTGTCGAAGCTCTGCAGGGCCGGCTGTCCCTGCGTGCCGACCGTGGTCGCGAAGCTGTCGATGACGAAGTTGCGCGAGCCGTCGGCGTTCTCGATAGGGACGCCGTCCAGGTAGACCGATTTCAGGCCATTCACCAGCCCGACGATCTCGCCCTCGGAGACCAGGTCGACCACCTCAGCCCACTGCTTGGAGCGCAGTGAGTCCTTGGCCTCGGTCGGCGTGCGCCCGCCGCCGCTCTTGCCCTTGGCGCCTTCGATGACGACCGGGTTCATACGGCGATGTCCGCGGTGCGGATGCCGCCACTGATGACGACCGAGCCGACGATCATCTCGCCGTACAGCACGGGCACGCAGCCGCCCTCGGCGTCCACGTTCACCGCACCGTTGAAGCTGTAGCTGGGGCCGTTCTTGTCCTGCTCGGTGCCGTCGGCGCCACGCTGAGGGCTCAGCATCTGGATCACGCCGCCGATGGCCATTGCAATACCAGCATTGACCATCGCCGTGCCGACTGGTGAGGCAGTCCCACCTGAAGCCGCCGTGATTGCCATGCCGGCGACGATCAGCACTGCCCCGACGATCGTCTGCCCGAGCCCCCGCCGTTTCGCCCCTTCGACGACCGGCACGATGCGGATGACCTCGCGCGTGCCCACCGGCTGCGCCAGGTCGTCGGCGACGAGGTTCGCCCGGCCCGCCCACACGCGGTAGCCGGGTGAGCTGTGCTGCAGCACGTACCGCTCGAACCCTTCGATGACCACGCACAGCGCGCGCACCGCCTCGGCCGCGCTCTCGACCGCCAGGTGGTGAATGCGGCCGAAGCGCTTGCCGAGGTGGCCGTAGAGGCGGACTTCACGCAGGATCTCCATCGTCACGCCCCCGCTGGCGCCGGCGCTGCCGCGACATCGAGCAGCGACTTGTGGCGCAGCACCGCCGTCGTGTGGCGCTCCCAGGTGCCGCCGTAGACCTCGCGGCCGGACAGGCGGCCATACAGGTGGTGCAGGATCGTCCCGTCGCCCAGGAACACCGCGGCATGGTTGTCGCAGCGTGCAGCCACCTGCATCAGCAGCACGTCGTGCTCGCGAGGCATGTCATTGACCAGGATGAAGCCGGCTTTCTCGTAGCCGTCGCGGTAGAGGTTCGGGCCGCCGTCCACCTCCCACCAGCCGTCGGCGCGCTCGAAGTCGGGCAGCTCGGTGGCCAGCGTGCGGGCGTAGTAGTCGCGGATGAGCGAGTAGCAGTCGAGCACGCCGTGGTGGAACTGGCGGCCGATCAGCGGCGCCTCGAAGCCGGTCGGATGGGTGACGGTCACCGCCTGGCTCGGGTAGCCGACGATCACCCAGGTCAGGCCCGTGCGCTCGCACATGACCCGGTCGGCCATCGAGGGGTTCGCGCAGGCGTCGGGGTGGCTGTGGACCACGGCCAGCACCTGCCCGAGATCCTCAGCTGCGGCCCAGTCCTCGTGGTGGATGCGGAAGCGATCGCGCTCGCCGGGCGTGCCGGAGAACTCGTTGCGCGCCTCGATGTAGGCGACCGTGAACTCGGCTCCCCAGCATTGCGGCACCCGCACGATCAGGCCGCAGCACTCGGCCGGGTGAGCCTTGGCTGCGTGCTCGATCAGGTCGGCGCGGACCTGGGCCAGTTGGCCGTCGGTGAGGGTAGGTTGGGGGATGGAGGTGGTGCTGGGCATGCGGCGGATGTTCCGCGCGCGCGCGATGCCCCGCGAGGGGAACTGATTCAGGCGGTCACGCCTGCCGCAGCAGCCCCGCCCCGGGGAAACCACCGTAGGGCAACCCGTCCGGATCGCTCCCGAACCGGGCCTTGCACCCAGTCAGGCTCAGGCTGCAGCGGTCTTCGGCCAGCAGCGTCGTCGGCGTGTCATCGGCCTTTGCGACCGCTCCGCCGGTGTAGCCGCAGTCCGCCGACCGGTACACCCAGCCGCAGCGCCGCGACATCACGACACGGGCCGGCAGCTTGAAGCCAGAGGCATCGGCCGGACTCGCCAGCTCATAGACGCAGAGCTTGCTGTCCTGGCTCGCCTTGCGATCGACCGCCCACTCGTCATCCGGATAGCCGGCCAGCGGGTCCGCCGTCGGGTTGACTCCTGCGGGGAAATTCACTGCGTCCAGAAAGCGCGCCAGTGTCCGTCTGCGCACGAATCTGGCGCCCTCGAGATTGCTGTACTGCCGGTTGAGCAGCCCCATCACGCCGAGCACGTTGGCGACGCGAACGGTCGGACGTGGCAGCGGGCCGGTGCCGGTCTGCTCGAATCCGTCAGCCTCGATCGGGAATGGCGTGTAGGTCAGCCCCTGCCAGACGATCGCGGCGCTGAGCCCATTCAGCTGCGGTGCGAAGCGGTGGAGCGCGCCACCGAGGGGGCGCACGTCGATCTCGAACAGCGTGATGATGGCCGAGTGCGAGAGCTTCGCCAGCTCGGCAGCGACAGAGGCGGTCATGGTTCGTAGGTGCGCTCGAAACGCGCGCTGATGTCGGACAGCCCCAGCACGTCGGGCAACGTGCGGGTCCACTGCTTGCACAGATAGAGCGCTGGCGCCGTGCGCCGGGGTGGCGTCCATGCGAACGCGATCCAGCCGCCGTGAGCTCGAAAAAACGCCTCGATCTCGTCGCCCGCCGCTGGGTAGACGCCAGTGAATCGCATGTCCCAGGTATCCGGCATGAAGTTCAGGCCGTCCGGGCTGCGCTGGGCGTACCCGTCACCCATCTTCACCTCGTTGACACGCGGCTGGAAGGTCACCTGCGTGCCGCTGGACTCGGCCCAGTCGAAAGTCAGTGCCATCTCATTTCCCCTTCCAGAGCACACCACCTGGACGCGACTGCTTGGTCGCCCAGGCATTCACGGCCTGCTCCATCATCGCGCCGAGATCCTGCGCGGCCGCAGCCTGGTCGGGTGCGCCGCCCTCGGCACCGGTCACGCTGATGCTGATGCTGACCGGGCCCATCGAGCGCGTGGCCATCGTGCCGCCGTTGTTCTTGTGACGCGGGTCGTTGGCTGTCAACACCTCCTCGCCTGCCATCAGCACGGCGGGCACTTCGTTGGGTTTCAGGCCCGCGATGCCGCCCGTGTGGTACCGCGGGGCCACCGACCACATCGCAGCGGGGAAGGACGCGGTGCGGGCCCCACCAGCCCCGACGACCCCGCCGTCGTGGAAGAAGCTCCCGATCCACGAGGCGGCCTTGCTGATGAGCGAGCCCCCAGCGCCGCCACCGCCCGCACCCTTCGTGTCGATCGCATCGAGCACGCTGCTGAGCATCTTGTCGCCCAGCCGCTTGCTGATCAGGTCGAGCATCGACTGGGCGAACCCGCCGACCATGTCGCGCAGCGCTTGGCCCGCTGTTTTGGCCCCGGTGGTGACATCACGAAAGAAGTCCGAGAACGCCTTCTTGCCGTTGTCTCGAAGGGCCGACTCGAACTCTGTTTTTCTTTTCGCAAGCTCTTTGGCCTGCTGCTGTAGACCATCAACTTTACTTTTCTCATCGCCGGTCACTGCCAGCTCACGCTGTTTGTTGATCAGCTCTTGTATCTGCGGCAACGCTTTTGCACGGGCTGCAAACTTCCGCCGCTCGGCATCCAGGAAGTTCAGCTCCCCATTGGAAACGTCCTTGTCCAGACCGTCTTCAAGCAATGCAAGCCCGCTGAACAGCTCTTTCACGCTCTCAGTCAAGCTATCAAGCTTTGCCGAGCGAGCCAGATCAGCCAGGTACTGCTTGCCCTGCGCCGTCAATTCCGCCAGTTGTCGCTGCAGTTCGGCCTTGGCAGCCGGGCTGGTGGCCGGCACCAGATCGATGGCCATCCGCAGATCGCGCTGCTCGCCTTCCAACTGCCGACGCGGCGCAGCAGTGCGAACGACCGCTTCGGCGTCAGCGCGCTGCACGGGCTCGGCAACTCGTGTGGAGCGGGTGCCGGCGTTGATCTCGGCGTAGCTGCGCACCTGGTCGGATGCCGCCTTCCAGGCTGCGGCCCACTGCTGGGCGCGGTCGCGGGCGGTCTGCAGCGCATTGGCCGAAACGATGTTTTTCCCGTCAGACACCGCTTTGTCAAGCTGGGTCTGCATCGTGACGATCTGGGCATCCAGCTGCTTGACGGCGGCAGACCTAGCAAGGACATCTTCGGGGTTCTCTGTGACCCTCGCGTCTTCACTGGTCCTTCTGTCGCGCAGGTTCTGAAGCTGCAGTTCCAGGCGCTTCTGGTCGATTGCATTCAGTCTGACCGCATGCTCTGCGGCGGAAATTTCCCCTCGCTGGAAGGATCGCTCAGCAATGTCAGCCAGTGCCTGCTGCTTCTTCAGCTCATCCGCGAGTTGCTTTTGATCGCTGGCGAGCTTTCCCTGGGTCACCAGATCCTGGTACTGCTTCTGCGACTGGTGAATCTTCTTCTGCTCTGCTTGGGCTTTTTCCGCTCGCTCCTTGGCGCGCCTTTCCGCCTCATCCTGGCGAGCTTTCTCCGCTTCGTATTCGCTACGAGCCTCTCGGGCGGCATCCTGCCCGTCATCAATGGTTTCGCCCCACCATCCCTTTCGCCCGCCCTTGGCAGCATAGGCTTCAGCCTCTTCGGCCGCCTTCTTCAGGCGGGCGAGTCGATCACCGGCTGACTCCTCTCGCCCGACACCCTTCATGAAGTCCCAAGCCTTGGAGACGGCCGCGCCGACGGCTGTCCACGCCTTCTCAAGGGTTCCGAGTGCGGGAACCGAGCGTTCCTCCATCGTCGTGGCCAGCGCGTCGAGCGCGACCCGCATCGCTTCCTGACTGCGTCCCTGAGACTCAAGATTCCTGATGTACGTGTACTGATCCGCCGTCAGGAAGTTGTAGCTCTTGTTGTGCTCAGCCGCCCATGCGGCGACCCCAGACTTCATCTGGCTGAAGTCTTTGACCACCTCGTCAGCCGATGCACCGGTCAGCTTCGACAGCGCCGTCGCCGCGCGGCCCGCTGATTCGAGTGTCGAGCCGACGAACGTCCCGCTGTCCACGAGCGATTGCATCGTCTCGCGCACGGTACCGACCGCCACGCCCTGAGCCGCAGCAATCTTGGTGCCCATGTCCGTGACCTGGCCTGCGGTCACACCAGCCGCTCCGCCGGTCAGCTCCAGGCTCTTGGTCAGCGCCGCCTGTTGCTGATGCCCCTGCAGCGCGGCCACGGCCATCAAGCCGAAGGCGGCCGTCACGCCGCCAATCAGCATCCGCAGCGGCGTGAACACCGTGGCGAGCGCAGCGACCGTGTTCTTGATGCCGCCGAAGCTGCCGACGATCTGCGGCGCCTGCTGCATGAACAC